GCCAACTTGGGATTCTTCGGCTGAGAATACTGTCCTTCGCGAATCGTATAGAACTGTCTGATCTTGCCATCAAAATGAATACTGATGCCGTGTTGATACCACTCAAACATTGCTACCCAATCGACCCAATCAACAGGACGGAACGGTATTCGGGTGGGCAAATCTGAACGCATCACATGATACCCAGATAGCGGGAACCACGGTTCATCTAAACAGTTTTCGTATCTTTCACGGGTCGGAATGTTTATGTTTCCCAACGTGTCTTTATGCCCCGAGGCGATCACGTCGGCACCTAAAACCAGATCAGCTAAACCATCCGAAGGCATCAGATCGTCCATCGCCAAACCTGCACCATACGGGAAACCAGATTGGGGAAAATCATTATTGATGAATCCCATGATTGTTCGCTCCGTGGTTACACGCTGCTCCCAACCCTGCGGCAGATCAACAAGTCGATCAGTGAACAACAAAACATGCTCTGGCTTTGGATCTAAAGCCAAAACATTCTCTACCCATTGATGACTGAAACGATCCCAAAAATCACCCCAACAGAAACCGATCAAACAAACATCTTGAACTATCACATCCCCAACCCTGTCTCAACCTGCCATTTGTAGTTCGCTCGTTTCTCGACCTCGGCTGAACCATCAATGCTTTTAGGTTGCAATCCTTCTTGGCGCAGACGCTTGTATGCGTCAAGATCTTTCTCTAACACCTTGTCTTTCTGGTTGATGACCGCTGCCCTCCGCCCCTCACGCCGAGTAGGAGTCGCGGAAGCAGCAACAGACAACCCAGCTACCTTGCAACCGAAGCAGCCTTCTACGTCAAGATTTGGATGTGTTTCCTGATGCTTTATCATCCCAGTCCACTTTCGCTAAAGCATCATGGTACTTCGCTTCAATCTCCGCCACAAGTGTCTGTATCAGGTCGTTGCGTTTCCGTTGCGCAGTATGCCCACCGATGTGTTGCTTATACAGCATTCTCGGTATCTGATGGTGAGGCGCTTCTAGGATCGTTCTAACCACCAGCTCATAGTCGTCAGCAACCGGAAGGTCGGGATTGTGCCCCCCAAGTTGACGGTAGAGGTCGGCTCGCCATGCCCGCACATGGTTTGGTGCAGAGACGATGTGGCTCATCGTGGTGAGATTGATTGGTGGTGCTTGCATCGCCCAGACTTCATGGTCATAAGACCAGTAGTGGTCGCCGTATCCGAACGCCCAGCCGTCAGGGTATTTACCTGATTGCCCGTCGGGGAGGATTTCGCACCAGTCGGAGTACACGAATCCTGCGTCGGAATGGTAAAAAGCGCCTGCTACTTCTTTCAGGCAGTTTGGTGTGAGTTCGTCGTCGTGGTCTAACTCGACAAGGATGTCACCTGTTGCGACCATGAACGCTTTGCGTTTTACCGCACCAATCACACCAGAATGAGTATGGGAGCGGTGGATGCTGACCTTGTACCGTTCATCAGAGGCAAACCCGTACACTTGTTGCCACACGCTGTCGGTGGTTGAGTCATCCCAAATCACCCACTCCCACTGTTTGTAAGTTTGCTTTTTCAGTGAAGCCCAAGTGCGGGCAAGAATGTGCGGTGGCGTGTTGTAAGTGGTTGTTACAACCGAAATCACCCTACAAGAATACGGCAACCTCGATCAGTTCCGCACCAGCACCAGCAGCCCCTTGCGGCCCCTGTGCGCCCTGCGCCCCCTGAGCACCCTGAGCGCCAGTGTCACCCTGTGGGCCAGTAGCGCCAGTTGCCCCTTGAGCGCCCTGAGAACCAGTATCACCTTGCGGCCCAGCCGCACCTTGAGGACCAGTAGCACCTTGAGGACCAGTAGCCCCCGTCGCACCTTGTGACCCCTGCGACCCGGTGGCTCCAGTTGCACCAGTCGCGCCCTGCGCACCAGTATCCCCCTTCGCACCCTGAGGACCAGTAGCACCCTGCGAACCAGTCGGCCCCTGCGAACCTTGCGGCCCTTGAGGACCGACAGCACCTTGAGCACCCTGCGCGCCCTGCGGCCCAGAACCACCCTGAGGACCAGTCGAACCCTGAGCACCCTGAGGCCCTTGACTACCTTGCGCACCAGTCGAACCTGTAGAACCCTGAGATCCTTGCGCACCCTGCGGACCCTGCGGACCCTGCGCACCTTGCGGGCCTTGCGCACCAACAGCACCAAAAGCAGTCCAACCCGAATCCGTATACACCTGAAGTTCGTCTACATCCTTCAGATAAGTAATCATTCCCTCAGTAACAGTGAACGCCCCAGCACCACCAAAATAGTTGCTGCGATCAGCCGACGAATCAAAAACGGCGACAACTTGAGACGCCAAAAAATCATTGATCTCAGCCGACTCTAAAGTTTCAGCCGTGAACTTTTTGAAACCTTCACCAGCCATTAGACACCAAGAGTAGCATCGCCGTCCAACTCCGAAGAATAAGACGAATCCAACTCAAACGTACCTTCCAACACCGTATACCCCGCAGCCACCAACTCATCGGCCTCAGCGTCCGTCACATAATTATCGTGACCACCGTGATACACCCGAACAATCTGCCCCTCATCCCGAATGTCCACCTCAGTAAACGAACCATCCGTCAACCGATACACGTTCCTACCCCGAGGCTCTGGACGATAAAACCGCCACAAAGACAACTGAATACCACCAGCCGTGTAGTCCCCATAATGCACGAACTCATCTGTCGGTGGACGGAAAAGAGGCACGACGCCGATACTACATCAAGGTGGAGTGAGCGGTGGAGGAGAGCCGCCCACCCCACCACGCGCCACAATAGCAAAAAGCCCGCCCCGAAGGGCGGGCTTCTCACTCAACTCACGTTGACTAGCTGTTCGCGCCAATCGACGAAGACGACTCGATGCGACCGAGTGCTTCCTCACGGAAACGCCCGTAGCCACCCAGCCAGTACCAACCCGTCGGGTTGAAGCGACGCAGCACGTCAACAACTGGGCCTTCCACGATGCGTGGGAATGCGCCGTTGCCTTCAGCAACCGAGTACGCCTTGGCAAGCGACTGACGGCCCATCACATGCGTGCAGTACACGTCGACCGTTGCACCGCCACCCGTTGAAGAACCGGAACCGTCCGAAGCGTCCACGAAAATCTTCGCACGCGGCGTCTCAATGAAACGCACCGATTCGAACATTCCGATTTCGCCGTTGTAGATACCAGCGGTGTCCACGTTGACGTGCGGGGCGTTCCACGAGGCGTTGCCCGTCTCCTTGCGGAGATCGTACGACACGTCTGGGTGGATGAAGCCCATGTAGTAACCGTTGTAGGTTGCCACGTTCTTCTTGCGGAGCGATGCCGTCATCTTGCGAACATCGTTCGCGGTCAGGATGTCATCCGAACCCACCGTCGCACGGCTCGTCGGAAGCGAAGCGCCACCCGAACCGTAGAAGATGTTCTCCGAACCACCAGCGAGTACATCGCGCACAACCTGGTCGATCGAGTCGCCAGCGTTGTATCCGATGATGTTCGCGGCAGCGGCGTCCACATCCAGGAAGGAGGTGCCACGCAGCTTGGCGGTCGTGTTGACGGCGTTACCGTACTCGTACAGGGTGACGGTCACCTGGGCGTCGCTCATCGCAACTGGGGTGACATCAGTGTCCTCGGTCAACGGGGACGTGGCAGCCGAAAGGTCACCGAACTTGGTGAAAATCACCGAGGTTCCCGGCATCGACTGGTTGGTTGGCTGGACATCGGCTGCCTGGTCGAACAACAGTTCGCTGCGGAGCGCAAAGTACGCCAACTGCTCATACGCCGCCTTGGAGACGTTGAGCGAACTGACTTGGGTCTTGCTCACTTTTTATTCCTTTGTGTTAGAGGGTTTCTGCTTCTTGCCTTGCTTGAGCCAGCAGTTGCATTACCTCATCTGGGGATTTCGCTTGCCGAATCTTGTCGGCATAGTCGACCACAGGTTCGCTTGTCTCCCCGAAAGCCGCCGCCCTGTTCAATCTGCCGAACGCTTGCGCGTCCTGCTCGATCTCTTTGCGTTGACTTGGTATGAGACTTGCTTCTTCTGCTGCAACCTTGATCGCCTCGACAGTCAACTCTCCGTCGTAGCCTTTCACGAAATACTTGGCTTTCGGATCGTCGGGGTTGATCCCGGCTTTCACGAAAGTCAATTCGCGTTTGGCTTGCTCGGCGGCCTGAGCCGCTTCACGAAGAGCCTTGTTTTCGGCTTCCAGTTTGCGCATGTGTGCACGCACTGGATCCTTTGGCTGCTGGTCTACTGCGTCTTCCTCAAACTCCACGTTTGCATCTGACATGACCCACTCCTTCTGCCCACACCCGAACCGGAGGAGTCCGAGTGGCTGCTAAGTCTCACCCTTGTGTCACGCTAAAGTCGGGGCTTCTCTAGCGGTGTCCCGTTTGGAACGAAATTACTGTAGCACAGAGCTATTCGGCTTCACCTACCGCGGTACGAATCGTGCCTGAGGTTGCGCCTGTGGTGCGGGCAAACCCACCGCCACCTTGGAATGCTGCGACACGGCGACGTTGACGACGCTGAAGTTCTTGTTGGGCTGCGATGTCAGTACCGAACTGTGCGCCCACGATCTGTTCCCCAGTGAGTTGCTCTTCACCAGCGAACGTTTGCCGTAGTTCCCCGAGGGCACCAATCTCGGCAAACCCTTGTTGGGCTTCAGCCTCGGTGATGCCTCGACGGGCTAGATCCTCAGCAAAAGCACCTGTCAGTTGGATACCTGCTTGTTCTGCGCCTCGGGCAGCGATCTGGGCGGCACGAGCCTGACGGGTCAACTGTGGCGCCGTACGAGTTGGATCCAGGAAGTATGCGGCCAACTCACCTTCTGACACCCCGTAAAGGTTTCGCATCTGACGCACGACTTCAGCGTCAGCGTCAGTTACCGCACGGTAACCTTGCTGGACTCGTTCGTTCAGTTCGGCTGGTGACACATCGGATTCGATGAACGCACGGAAATCGTCTGGCTCGTTATAAAACCAGGCTGGCAGGCCATTATCTCTCATCGTTTGACGGTAAGCGTTCTCCAACTGAATGTACGACGCAGGATCCAGCTCGGGCAAACCTTCTCGCAGACGCCGAGCGTTACCAGCAAAACGCCTCTGGTATGCGGGTTGTTCCCGTAACGCAAAAATCACGGCATCAGGGTTGTTGATGTTCACCGTTTCTTTCACGATGATTTCGTTATAAGTGAAATCTGCTAGTTCACCAAGACCATAGGTTTCTAACACTTGAGCGATAGTGGTGCGGGCATCCTGGCGGCGACGCTCAGTTTGCAACGCGATCTGCTGCTGCTGGAATTCTCGTTCTAAACGCAACTGTTCAGCAAGAACAGATTCACCAGTAGTTTCCTCAACATCAACGACATTTGCTGGTTCCTCGGGTTGACCTGGTTCCGTGATGCGGGTTACGCGGGAAACATCAAAGCCATCGGCGTCAGCTCTCATCATGCTCATTACTGCACCTTCCCAAACGCTCGCGCCAAAGTCAAAGCGATGTCAGTCGCCTGCTGATTGGCTTGGTTCGTGTACTGCCAGCCAAACTTCGGATCAGATTTTACCGTAGTCACCCAATCACCAAGAGACATCGGGCCATCAGTCTTATTTCCGAAAGCGGTCAGATACGGTCCAGAAAACATGTCGATTTCCTCAGGGTTCTTCTCCAACAGATCAGCAGCATACGTTCGATAGCGGGAACCTATCTGTTCAAGAGATAGCCCGGCGTCGATCTGTGCCTGCAACTGTGGGAACGCACCAATCGCCTCCTGTTGAAGCGCCTGACGGAATCCCTCGGTGGTTAGAACTCGACCATCCGCTGTCGGTTGCCCAGTGAGAATTGATTGGATTTCGTCGTTCGTTGCGGAACGACCAAACGAGCGAGCCAAACGCTGAATCTGATCTGCTTGCGCACCAGTCAAAGCTTGCTGACGAACATCACCCTGACCAGTGGTTGCCTTGAACGAAGCACGAAACACTTCTTGACGCAACCCAACACCCGTCAACTGGTTACGGGCAACAGTGCGACCAAGGTTCTGAATGTCTGTCTCAGAGAACTGTAGATCACCGTAAGTTTCGCGGATACTGTTTATCGCGTTCTCAACCAACTGGTTCTGTACAGCCACCGTTGACTTATCAAAATTCTGCTGAGCAATAGTCGTCGACTGGTAATACTTGGTGTTTCTAACCATGCGACGGATTTCTTCGTCGCTGTATTCCACATTCGGGTCAGCAGATTTCATCAAAACGTCAATGAAATCTTGACCGAAATACGAGACAACATCAGCGGTAGTCCACGACGCATACGCTGGATAGTCTTGTTTGAATTGATCTAGCCATGCTTCGTCACCAGCGGCAGACATCTTTTTGAACTCGTCACGCAAACGCTTACGGTTGGCTGGAGTATCAGAAATGCCGCGGTTTTGTATCTCTCGGTCAACCCATGCCTTCGTGTTTTTGGCGTTCATTTTCCCAACTGTTTTGTCGCCAGTTCCGTCGCCAGTCCCGCCACCAGTTCCGCCACCAGTTCCACGCGGCATTTCTCCCAAACCAGCCGCGACAGTAGTAGCAGTAAGTGGGTTTTGTGTAATGCTTCCTGATTCTGTTGTGATTACTGGAGCATCACCAGACGGCGTGCGTCGAACAACCGACACAACCCCATCTGCGCCAATCGAAACAAACAAACCAACCTGATTCAAAGATTGCTCTGCCTCACTCACCTTTTCTTCGGTTCGCTGCAAATCCTTCTCAGTTTTTCTCGCACCAGACGGGCTCAATCCGGCAACTTCTCGCGCGGTTATGTCACGCTTTTCCACTGCGTCAAGATAAGTTTTTACAAGAGTGTCTTGTTTCTTAGAGAGTTTCTGTTGACCAGCGGCAAGCGATTCGCGGCGTCTTTTGGCTGAACTTTCTTCTTCTGTTCTAACCAAACCTCCGGCAACTGCGCCTGCGGTTTGTTCTATGAAACCAGGTCCCTCAAGTTCCCCGATCTGCAAATTCGTGTTTTCAAGTTCGGCACGCAACTGCTCGGCAGAAAACGTTTGGGTTCTCCCACCGAATTGCACAGAAAAACCTGACCCAGGAACATAAGTTGCTGCTTCAAGCGCAGCAGCATAGGCACGAAGTTCTTCTAAAGTCATTATCCGCCCAATTCACTCATCGCTAGATCGATAGCCCTAGCAAATCTGAAAGCCCGTTCACGCTCAGGTTCACGCTTCAACACCTGCTGCTCCGCAGCCACACCCAAAGACGGCGCATCACCACCAGCCTGACGTTGCTGAATAGCAGCGATAGCCGCATCAACATCCTGTTTCGTCATCGTCCGACCCAAACGCTCCAACGACGCCTGACGCAAATACGCAGCAATGTCTTCCCTGGGGGTGACCCGATACTTTGATCCGCCACCAACAGCACGGGCAGGAGGAGTGTTGGCGAGCTTTTGCATGAACGCATCCCAAGTCAACCCCTCGGCGTTTGCCGCATTCAACATCTCAGCCCAAGCAGTGCGGTCCTTTGAAAGGGTTCCAGCGGCAGAAGGATTCGATTCCCCATAGAAACCTTGTGAAGCAAGAATGTTTGAGTACGCTTTGCGCAGCGTAGGACTCAAACCGTACAAAACATCGTAAACCTCTGTTCTGGCATCATACGGGGCGCGGCTAATAATGCTGTTGGAGTCAACAAGAAACTCGCCGTCATAGTATCTACGGTCATCAGCGACACCAGGAATACCGATTCGCTGGTAAGAACGCGCAATTTCTCGTTGCTGTTCAGCGGTCAAACTGTTACTAACGCCACGAACAACCCTTCTAGAATAACGAAAATCTGGGCCAAATGTGGATTCAACCAATGAACCAGTAGCGCCATTCGTGGACATCCACTGCTCAAAGTCGGTCATCCCCCCTGTTTCTTCTGTGTTCTGGTCGTCGTCAGCCATAGTTATTCAACCTCTGATGCTAGTAGACGATCATAAACACGAGCGAAATCAGGAACCTGTTCCGCTAAAGCAGCACCATACGCCGCCAACGCAGCACGATGCGGAGCAGCCTTCTTTGATGTACGGAACCCTTGCTCATCAACACCAGCAGTCTGAATCGCCTTTACACGGGCAACCAAATACTGTCTGATCGCGCCAGCAATCTCATTGTCTTGGGTGCGGGCATCAGCCACCAAACCCTCTAACTGTCGCACATCGTTGTAATACTCACCCACCGTGAACTCCACAAACTCTGGGAATCCAGGGTACTTCGTGTGCAAATAACGGCGATACTTTTGCAACAGTTCACGACCCTGCTCATTCGGGTACGGCCCGATCTTGCGGCGGGCCGCCCTCAACATGGCGGCACCAACTCGCTGTTCGGACAACTCCTTGATTTCACGGGCCGTCAACCGGAAACGCTCACCCTTCGTGATCTGCTCACTCCAAACACTGAACAAGAAATCCGAACCAGTAGGCGCCAGATAACGGCCAACTCGGTCATAGTCCTGAATCAGTTCACTGTTGTCGTCAGCCCAATCCTGGAACTCTTTCGTGGCCTCCAAACCTTCCGCTACAGCACGGCTTTTGGACGCCGTGTACAGGGACACTTCGTCACCGAAACGATCCAAAAACTCTGGGATAGCACGGTCATAGCCGATAGCGGGATCCGCTTGCATGTCGTTGAACGTCTTCAACAGTTCACCCACAAACACGTCTCCCTCGTCCGTGCTGATTTTGAATTCTGTAGCACCAGAAGTCGGACCGAAAAACTGTGATAACGCCCTAAAAGCAGTCAAAATACGGGCCTTCGCTTTCGCGTCAGCTTCCATCTGTCGGACCTCATCGTTGTTCGACAAGTCGTAGTCACCAGTAACCGACAAGGCACGGAACGTTTCGGCGTAAGTGTTAGCAAACACAGTGTCCAAATCGTTCTCTGGTGCAGTCAAAACTTGCACGGCCTTGTTCAACCAAGCAGGTGTCGGATTGAACGCGGTGGTCGCCCCCTTGAAACCGTAAGGCAACAAGAACTCCGTAATCTCATCCGGCACTGGAAGCGACTGTGCAATCCGTGAATACGCGAACTGAGCCATCGGACCCAAACCAGGAATCACCTGAATACCCTGAGACA